AACAATTTGTTTTTCATTTAAGTTGTTCATAACTGCCATCTTAGCACGCTAAGAATAAATTGCAAGCAATATATGAAGCACACTAAGAGATAATAAATATATGATTGCTATCAATATGAGTACACTAAAAGACAGGCTTGAAGAGGCTATAAAAGAGTCAAAAATAACAAAAACAGCGATTTGGAAAGCGTGCGGATTATCTTCGGGTGCGGTTAGCCAATGGTTTAGCGGTGCAACGCAAAGAATTGAAGGTGAAAATCTTTTGAATGCAGCCAGAGTATTAAGCGTTAATCCAGAGTGGCTTGCAACCGGCAAGGGTAGAATGAAGAAAGAAGGCGATAACCCAAGTGAGTTAATTATAAGGCAGTATAGTGATATTAAAGGGGCAATGGGCAATGGTTTGTTGTTAAGAGGGGAGTCAGGGCAGATTACGAGCTGGAAGGTGACGCCAGAATGGATCAATAAAAATGTACCATCAAATACAGGAAGAAATAATTTGGCGATTGTTACCGGCTTTGGGGATTCAATGAGGGGCATGTTTAATAGTGGAGATCCGCTACTCGTTGATTCTGGTGTTAAAAGCCTTGATTATGATGGCGTTTATTTTTTCAGGATAGGTGAAGAGGGTTTTATTAAAACGCTGCAACGAATACCAAATGAGGGCATTAGAGTTATATCTGAAAACAAGAAGTATGAAAGCTGGACGATCACCAAGGATATGGATTTTGAAGTTTTTGGCAGAGTGTTAAAGGTTTGGAAAAGTGAAGAATTTTAATTGTTGAAAGGGTTAATATGAAATACGCTATATTTTTAATACTTACCGCAGTATCACTTAATGCGATGGCCGATACATACATTAATGGCTACATACGCGACGATGGAACTTATGTCGAGCCACACTTTAGAAGTGATCGCAATGATAGCAAGTATGATAATCGGAGTAACAGCTACGAAAGCGGGCTAAAAGATTATAAGCCACGCAGGGCGCCAGTTGACAACTCTTACAGGCTAGATAAGCCGTTTGATACAAAAGACCATTCAAGAAACAATAGGCTAAACATAGATTTAGATTAAATAAAGCTACCAACACAAACCTGCTTATGCAGGTTTTTTTTCGCCTACGCAAAATAAATCTTAGTAAACTAAAATAAAGCTTGCATTAAAACTCTTAGCAAACTAAGATTACACATCTGCACAAAACACCGCTCAGATAAATCCAAAGTTTAAGAGAAGTGAAAGCGTTTGTGAGTAGCTTCTCTCTTTTTAGGAATGTGAAAATGAACTTACTTACACAAGGGTTAGCGATTCAGGCATCAATCGTTACCGCCAATTTAACTGATGCAGATGTAGCCAATATTCACAAGGCTGGTTTGCGCTTAGTAAATCGCCCAGATATTAAAAACAATGTTGTATCACTTGATGAGCGCCGTGTTATGCAATCGCATACATCGCCCGAAGCTGCTTAGTCATGTTGCTTTGGGATGAAGTCAACCGAGCATCAAAACACCAAATCGAAACCACTTCGATTAACGGTGAAATCCGCTCAGAAGTAATACTACACCCAAGCTGGCAAGTTGATTATGCAGATTACTTAGCAAGATATAACCAAGAGAATAAAAATGTTATCAACAACCAAAATTAAATTGATGAAAGAGCGCACATATAACGGCCTTGTTACTTACGCGACAGCGGCGTCAATAGGCCTAGCGGTGTTACTTGTGCCATGGATTACACATAACGAGCCAGCGCCTTCTAAAAACGCTTGTATCACGGTGCATTTATCACTCAACAAAATGGAATCGCATACTTTATGCGGAACGGTAGCGCAATTATGATTTATGTATTTTGGATTTTCTGTTTACTGGCTTTAGGTTTTGTTGTGCTGGCTATTTTTGGCGATTACATGATTGAGCCTGTAGATGAATTTAACGATGAAGATTCTGGTGTTTAAGAATTAATTAACTGTAATTTTAGATAACGAATAGAGAAAATTATGACAACAACAGGAATGGTAGTAAGTAAGAAAAACAGCCTAGCTGCAAAGTTTGCCGCAAAATTTAGCGTTGACGAAGCGGAGGTAATGGGAATTTTAAAAGCCACTGCATTTAAGCAACGCGAAGGATCCCCTGCCGTAACTGACGCACAAGTAACAGCATTAATGATTGTTGCTGACCAGTACGGATTAAACCCGTGGACTAAAGAGATTTACGCTTACCCAGATAAGCAAAATGGCATTGTGCCTGTTGTTGGTGTTGATGGTTGGTCGAGAATTATTAACGAGCATCCTATGATGGATGGCATTGAGTTTAATTATTCAGAAGAAACAACAAACCATAAAGGCAAGAATTGCCCATTGTGGATTGACGGAATCATTACACGTAAAGACCGCGCTAAACCTATTGTTGTACGCGAATACTTTGATGAGGTTGTGCGTAGCGTTAGCTTTGCAACGCCTTGGGATAGTCACCCAAAACGTATGCACCGCCATAAAACACTAATTCAAACGGCGCGTGTTGCTTTCGGGTTTGCAGGTATTTATGACGAAGATGAAGCTGAACGCATCTTAGAAAAAGATATTACGCCACAAGGTGAAACATTACCGCCAGTGCAAGAGTATGTGAATGACGCTGATTTTGATGCAGGCAAAGCCAAGTTTAAGGTTGCGGTTGAAGGTAACAAAAAAACTAAGCCAGATCTGATTGTATGGATTGAAAGCAAAGGAAAGCTTTTAACAGAAGCGCAAAAAGCTGAAATCAATTCATGGGGCATTACACCAGAACCGCAAACGGTTGAAAACGAAGCCACTCAACCAAGCGATAACAGCGACTTTCTAAACGATTACAAAGAAGGTGAGAAATAATTATGATAGTCCATCAATTAGTACAAGGAACTCCCGAGTGGCACGCATACCGAGCTGAAAAGTTCAACGCCAGTGACGCGCCAGCAATGCTAGGTTTGAGTAAATACAAAACACGTACTGAGCTATTAAATGAACGTAAAACAGGCTTAACGGCTGATGTAGATAGTGCAACTCAAAAGCTATTTGATAACGGCCATAAGTTTGAAGCTCTAGCGCGACCATTAGCCGAAGAAATTATCGGTGAAGAACTATCGCCAGTAACAGGTAGCAAAGGTAATTTGAGCGCGTCATTTGATGGCCTTACATTCATGGGTGACATTGCCTTTGAACATAAGACTTTGAATGATGAAATCCGCGCTTGTAATACTGTAGAGCAATTAGCAATGATGTACCGCGTACAGATGCAACAGCAATTGATGGTGTCAGGTGCAGAGAAATGTTTATTCTTAGCTACATCATGGAACGCAGCTAACCAGTTAATTGAAAGCAAGCACTTCTGGTTCGAAGGTGATAAAGACATTGAGCTGATGATTGTTGAAGGATGGGGGCAGTTTCAAATAGATTTAGATGCTCACGTACCAACCGTATCAATTGAACAGCCCAAGGCGCAAGCAATCATTGCCCTACCTGCTTTATTCATTCAGGCAAAAGGTGAAATCACTACTAACAACATGAAAGAGTACGGCGAGGCGCTAGCTAAACGCTTAAACGATGTTAGAAGTATTGCACTGGTGACAGATCAAGACTTTGCAGATGCTAAATCTGCAGCTAAACATTTACGTGATGGTATCGAACAAGCAAAGTTATCTAAAGATGCAATGCTATCTCAAACAGTGACGATAGGCGAAGCTGCAAAAATGATTGATGCATGGTGTGAAGATATGCGCATAACTGCTTTGAAACTTGAGAAAGACGTTATTGCGCAGGACTTAGTTAAAAAACAAGCAATGATTCAGTCCGCACAAATAGCCTTCACTAACTTAGTAAACGCGCTTGAAAAAGATACTGCGCCTATCCGCTTAAATCTATCAATGCCAAACTTTGCCGAAGCTATCAAAGGCAAAAGCAGATATGACAAGATGCAAGATGCTATTAGCACTTTAGTAGCTAATTCAACTATTGCGGCTAATCAAGTGGCTAATGATGTTCTTAGCAAGCAAGCATGGTTTAAAGAGTACGCGGCTGGCTATGAAATGCTGTTTGCTGATATGCAATCAATCATATTTAAAGCTACAGACGACTTCGACTTGCTTGTTAAGTCACGCATTGAAACACATAAAAAAGCAGAAGCAGAGCGCGAGGCAAGGATTAAAGCGAATGCCGAAGCTGCAGCACTTGCCAAGGTTGAAGCTGAACGAGTAGCTAAAGAGAAAGCTGAACAGGCTGATGTTTTAGCTGCTGCTAATGAAAAATCTCAAAAAGTTGCATTTAGTGAGGTTATTAAAACTGGCAGTTCCGCACTATTAACAACCGTAGATGAAGCTGGAACCGTAAAGATCAGTCCAGTAGAACTTCGCGCTGTAGTCGTTGAAAAACAAGATGCTATCTCATCATTCTTAAAATCACGAAATATTAGCGAGGCTAAGTACAACGAGTATCGCGCGGTGATTGTTGAGTTCGTTAAGTATCAAGCTTCAAGTGATTTAGATAAGGCGGCTTAACCAAAGCGACTGACTGGCGTAACCAGTCGCTACACAGATAACTGCTGAATGATCTTAAATTATGTCTGAAAAATAACCCAAGTTCGCAACTTGGATGCGCGAAAGAATATTTAAGGGTAGTTAGTAGTTATCTGTGTGGTGCGATCAGGTGAAGGCTTACGGTTCGATTCCGTATGTAGCTGGTGTAAAGCGTGACATACCACGCAAGGATTGAGGCGGTTCGATTCCGCAATGTATGCCACCACAATTTTATTGAAAGGCTAATTATGAAATACATCGTTATAAATTTAGATGGTAACGAAATGATCTTTGTATTCCCTTCATCTATTAACCATGACCGTATGTTTGAAGGTATCACAACGATACGTGTTGGTTCAGATAAAGATTGGCATCGCATAAGGAATGCCGAGGTTGTATCTGCTGGCTTTGTAGATAAACAAGGTAACTGCTTTGGTGAAAGCATGACGCTTGATAAAAAATCACGCGGAAAAGCTGATACGGATTTATTGGGGATGATCCATGGCTAAACAATCCAAGCGCAGCGTTAAGCAACAACGCAGAAAAAAAGATACTGATAAGTGGAAATGGTTAAATGAAAAAGCGCAATAAAGCATACAAACCTAAGCACATAGTGATTGATTCAGCCTTTCGCACTATCAGGCTTGCCAAACCAGTTACCGAAGATAGCAAGGCATTGTTAAACGAGCAGATACATGGCGCACTACTGGCTATCACCAATGGCGCAGGTCAAACGACACACTTTGACATACTAGCTTCAACGGTTGATGTGGTTTATTTAATGTCACAAAACCTATTTGATAACGCTTATGGAATAGAAATACTACGGGCTAGAGGTGCAATGTTTAGGCTTAAAGATAGGTTTCATAAGCATGGCACATTCGGCTTTGATGGTGAAGGCTATCAAGCGATTAAAGAGCTTATAGCGATACATGATGAAATGCTGAATAAAGTCACAGGCGCAGAGGTGTTGCAGTTCATGAAGGCTAGAGCGAAGGCAATTAATGAAGGTAATTTTTACAAGGGCGCGGCTGAGAAGTTGGCGGCTTGAGTAGAGATTTAACAAAAGGAAAAGATGATGAATGAAGTTGAAGGTATTGTAACGATTATGGGAATGATTATAGCATTTTTATGCTGGATAGCTTGGTTGGCATCAAAATGAAAACAACAATTGATATTTTAGATGAAATAGGCGTTGCAGACGTAGGTGCAATCCGTAGTCAATATGTATTTGGTATTGAACGATTAGAGCAATTCCGCCTAGCTGTCGAGGCTGAGTTCTTAAAAACTCTGGAAACTCAATACTGTATAGATGGGGCTGAAATGTGTAGTGACCTTGAAGATATTGCAAGTGAAATGCAAGAAGGAGATACGACTACTTTATACACATGGAAAACCACTAAAGCTAAATTAATTGAATATAAAAAAGATGCTGATGGTTGTCTCTACACTTTACCAAAGGAAACGAAATGAGCGATTTAATTAGTAAGAAGGCGTTGCTGGAAGCTTTACGGAACATTCAAAAATATGCACCGATAAGCCTTGAGTGCGCTAAAAATAGCTTAGGTGATTATTTTTATGATACAGATATTATTAACCTAATCAACTCAGCCCCTGCGGTGAATGGTGACGTATATTTAGAAGTGGCGACTGGCGCGCCAATGGCACTTAAATGGTTAAGAATAAATGACCTAAAAGATGGTTCAAAACTTTGGTCAGCCCCACCTCAACCTCAATCAGCCAAAGACGCGCTAGAGAAGGCGGCTAAGATTTGTTATGAGATAACAGCTAACACAAAATACCAATCAATTATATGCTATGACATGGCAAGTGAGCTTATGCGAAGAATCCGCAAATTAATAGAGGTGAAATGATGGCTAAAAAACTAGCAGGTAAACGAGCTTTTGAAGCAATTGGCAGGAGCGAAACAAGTCGAGGCATTAAGCGCACAGCTAAACACTATGAATGGCCGATATGGGCACAGCAAGCTTACATGCGCGGAAGGATGATACAACATTATGCTATTTAGTTATGAAAGTGCTATGCGGGAGTTAAAGCGACTTAACGATAATGGTGGTGAAGGTATGTATAAACTATCAAAGCGATGGTATGGGTGGATTATTGTAGATAGAGGATAAATGAATATGACTACAGAACCGCTAAACAATGCAATTTTAAGAAGGCTTACTGTACTTGAAAATGTAGTACATAACTTGAAGCAACCTAATGAGCCAGTAGAACCTTACTGCTACGCTACCAAAAACCCATCAACAGGTGAGATTTATATTAGTACATTTAAGAATAACGCATTTGGCTATATCCCACTTTACACAGCCCAACCAGAGCTAGAGCAAGTAAATAAGTTTCTTGAGGCTAAGTGTAAAGAGTTGATGGAAAAGCTACATGAATCAGCAAGTAACTTTGTTGAGTTTATTCAAATTGACCATCCAAAAGCATTGGGTGAACGTGATGCACAGATAGCCGAACTTGAAGTTATATTGCGAGATAGGGATAGCGAACTTGAAATTGAGTATGCACAGATAGCCGACCTCACAGCGAAATTGGAAAAGATGAAGTGGGCATTAAAGCATGTTAAACCTTCAACAAGAAACGTAGACCAAAATGCTTGGGAAACGATAGAGCAAGCATTAGAGGGGTGTAAGTCATGAGTGATATTAAAGAACAATTCCAAACATGGTTAGAAACATATCCGCTAGATGGCGAATTACGCAAAGAAGAATATGATTTGATGTGTGATAGCTACATTGCAGGTTTCGAATCACAACAATCCGAAATCACCCGCCTAAACGCAATCATCAAAGAGAATGAGTCTGATGCGAAGCGGTATAGGTGGATTAAAAAACAGAGTTCATTCATTCATGTAATGTTTGAGCGATATGATTTAAGCACAGGTTATGCAGATTTAATGAGTGCTAAATGCGGACAATCATTAGACATTGCCATAGACCAAGCCATGAGCGTGAAAGGTGAATGATGAACATTCCTTGGGAAGATTTTAATGTGAAGCAACAAGAATTGTACGAGCTTATGAGTGATATTAGCGAGGATTGCTGGTGTGCTGGATGGCTTGATGGGAACGAATACTCAATATGGGATGCGATGCAAACGGGTAATTTAACCTATGGTATGGGAGCTATTGATAAAGAATCTTTAGAGAAAGTTAGAGAACTAAGCAAAGAGCTAAACGGATGGGTAATTTGGGATGATGCATTAAATGAGAATGCATTTGTTACAGCAGATGAATGGCTAAAAATACTAAATGAATTTTATAAAGATTTAAAGGCCAACCAATGAAACGCACATATATGAAGAAAGGTTGATGATGAATAATATATACACTATTAAAGATTGGATGGCTTACTTAAATGCAAGCCGTTCAACAGTATCACGCTATATTAGAGCAGAACTAATTCCAGCCCCTGATTTAATTAAACCGCGCCCGATGTGGAAAAATCAGCCTATGCTAAATGGCCTTCAACCCAATCAGAATAGAACTGCATCATAGAGATTCTATGCTCAAGATACTCAGCACGATTATAAGAAGCTCGTACATCATCAATCTCATTATGTGCGAGTTGACGCTCTATCCAATCTTTGTCAAATCGCCTTCGACCATCTATCGTTTCATTATTCAGCATGGTAGATGCCAACGACCTGAACCCGTGGCCTGTCATCTTGCTACGATACCCTAAACGATATAGGGCAAATAATAGGGTATTCTCGCTAATAGGATGATTGGGACGCTTTAGTGAACCTAATACATACTTATCATCACCAGTGTATTGCTCAAGCTCTTTAATGATCCGTAACGCAAAATCAGACAGCGGCACAACGTGTGGCTTCGGTGCCTTACCAGTGACAGTTTTCATTCTTGCTGCAGGAATAATCCAAAACCGCTTATCTTTAATTTCAGATCGCTCAAAATAACGCAGCTCGGTAGTTCGTACAAACGTAAGCGCTAGTAATATCAAGCCTAATCTTGTTACTGGTTCATCGTAGCTTTTAATCGCCTGAAATAAATCCTTCGCCTCACTTACGTCAATACATGGCATGTGTGTGCGCACTGGTGAGCGCAGGACGCTACATAAGTTAGTAGCAGGGTGTAACTGCACCTCGTCTATATTAACAGCGTAGGTGAATATCTGCCCTAGCCTACTGGCTATCCTATTAGCTGTTTCTACAACACCTTTAGCTTGTATTCCATGGACAAGTGCAACAAGTTCTTTGCGCGTAATCTTATCTAGCGGTTTATCACCTATATGCTGAAATACATACTGATCCATGCTGGCCTGAATAATCGCCTTGTGCTTAGTGCTTTTTAAATCTGGCAGATGATGCTTGTACCACTTATCTTCAACAAACTGCTTGAACGTAAGCATATTGCTTTCAGTTGTGCCATTTAACTTAGTCTTAGCCTGTTCATCTTTAAATTCTGAATTAAGTAATCTTGCTTTAGCAAGGCTTACTTCTGGGTACAGTCCGTAAGTCTTAGTCTTGTATTTATCAAGGGTATCTTTGTAGTTATATCGCCAAGACTTGATATTTCTAGGCGTGACTACTAGATACAACCCTGCCATATCAGCAACCTTGTATTGCTGCGCCTTTGGCTTTAGAGAATCTATCTGCTTGATAGTCAGCATGCTGATACCCTAAACTGATTTAACTGATGACCAACGCGATACCCTAAAAGTTTTTGGCTAGGATTGATTAATGATGCTAAATGATGACGCATTATGAACACCTATGAACATACGCAAAGGCAGTCAGTATAATGGGAACATTAGGTTTTGTGGGGAACTTTGACGAAGATTGACGAACTATGAATAAACTTGAATAAATGCTAATGGTAGGCAGTACCTCTACCATAAAGACAATTTAATCAGCAACTTAAAAATTAAATACCCTAAATATCTACTCAAACGCCACTTGCTTGACTTGTCTAACCCATAAAATTTAGACAAGATTTAGACAAGCCAGTTAATTTATACTACTATTCCACATGGGTAAAATAATAGCATTTATTAGCTGGCTTGTACTTGGCATTGCTGCCTTATGGTACTTAGTTAAATTGGTTATTTCTGCTTTGCAGTAACCACGCTTTCATTTAAACGTTGCATGATTTTAGTAATGCGATCATCTAGCGTTTTGATTGCTTCTCTACTCGCGCCATTCTCTTTCATAATTCTTTGACGTTTTCTTATACTATTTACTTCGCGCATTGCAACATCGGCCCTACGCGACAATCTTGATTCTGGGTTATCAGCAATATATTTTGCAGCATTCCCACCATCTTCACGCAAGCCCTTAATCTCATTGTCGTGCTCATTTAGCTCACGGATGTTTTGATAGAACTTTGCGCCTTGTGAAGATTGTCCAGTAGTATCACCGTAGAACCGGCCTACTAACGGTATTTTGTAAGTAGGTAAATCTTCACCTGTTAGCAATGAATCAGCAGTGGTGCCAGCTTTAATTATTTCACGGCCTACGCCACCAGTAAATTGTCCGGCAAGATATTCTAATTGGTCTGCAGTAGGACTAAGGGCACCTTGTTTGTAGTCGCTTCCACCAGTGGCCCAATTGATACCGCGTGCAATAGCCACGCTGAAATCCCAAGCCTTGTCGCGTGAGCGAGTAAAGCCAGCAGTAGGATTAAGTGAATTAAAATCTTCGCGTGAAATAGGTCTGCCAGTAAAGTCTTTATTTTCAGCAAGCGCAGCGAATGGATCAAATACCGTAGGCGTTAGCGTTTGCATTGATATACCAGCATTGCCGATAGGGTTAGTTACATCGAGCAACATATCAACAACATGGACCAATCGCTTAGTTGTATCTTCACCTCCAGATAATGCCCACTCAGTTACAATGCGCCCAAATGCCGGTATAGCATTGAACCCAAGCGGCATAGGGATTGTTGTGTACTTACCATCAAGCCCAAATAGATCCAATGGGATAATGATATTTTTATCACGTATAAACTCTGGCGGTTCGTCATCATCATAACCAGCAGCGGCCAAGGCTAATGCCTGCATTGCACCTAACAGCAATCCACCCTGAATAATACGCTGACCTGTTTTACTTAAAGATACCTTGCCTGAATTGTCTTTGCTTAACAATGTTTCTCCGATACGTGCGGTACCTTGCACCGAAGCATTGAAGAAAGCATATAGCGAACCAATTTGGCGCCCCATTTCACCCTTACGGTTAAAGTTCACGCTGATGTTTTTAGCTAGGCTTGCTGCTTGTTGCTTGCTCTGGCCATTATCTAAAGCAACTTTGTAAACAGATAAGCGCACCGCATTTTCAAGCGCGTTGTTGTAGTCAGATAACCAATCAAATATAGGCTTAATTGCTTTATCAAACATCCATTGCTCTGGCTCTGCAATAACACCATTGATGCTAATTACTTTACCAACCTTGCTATTCTTCCACCAAGTAGGATCAAGCGCACTTCTCAATGCTTCGCCACGTTCTTTAGCATTTTTAAACATATCACGATAGCCAGTTTGACCACCTTCACGCTGGAACTCTTCAAACAAAGTTGACCATTTGCTAACTGCAGGCGAACCTGATTTTCTTTCGCTGCGCAAATCTTTATAAATGCCAAGCAACGCGCTAGGTGTATTTTTCAATACGTCCATTTTCTTATCTGCAATTTGCGTTGTACTTAGGTTCAACAATGCACCTTGAACGTCACGGGTAATGTTAATTACACCAAAGATAGGATTGTACTGCGTGTTAATAGAAGCGAAGTAGCGAGTAATGCTCGATGCAACCCCTAGCAGTTCGCCCACCTGGTCTTGATCTAAGTTTTTAATGCTTGCAGCCATACGCATAGCACGTTCATCAAACTGGTTGAATATCACGCTGCGCTCTTCAATCTTACCTAGCTTGTTTACAATTCGTGCGACTACAACGTTATCACGGTTCTTGTAATTAGGATCAGTAGTCACTTCTACCAAGCCTGTTGATTTGCTGATAGTCTTTAGCGTTGGCGGTGTATCAACTTGCCAGAACTCTTCATTAGGATTTAGTTTTGCCAACCCAATCAATGCCGTTGATACGCGATTTTTCTCGCCAC